TCACTGGCAACTTTTCTTGTAGCTGCTCAAGCTTTTCTATCGTCGCGTCCATACTGTAGACGTTATACGAAAAGTGAAAAATCTCTTTTAGTAATTCTTTAGGTGTTCTATCCAACATTTTTAATCTCCTATAATCTATGATTAGTTGCAAACAATACCCAAAAACCTATTACTACTACAAACCAGCATATACCCAGTACATGCAATATGTCAAGTTCCATTATATGTACTCCGTATCACCATAAGTTTCGCCAAAGTCCTCCCACTCTTGTTCCCAATCGGGCTGACCATCATAGTCCTCATCATCCACTGTAGGTGGAATGATCTCATTGCTAACAAGCATATCCTGTATATCATCCCAACACATGTACTTCAAGCACATAGTTGCAAGATCTTGATATGTGATTACACCATCCTCTGCAAGCTCCATTGCAAGGTCACGATAGTTCTTAGTCATGTTGTACACTCCATTGTTAGGTCCAAGGTTGGACTTAGTTAAGATATACTAAGTAATATATACTTTTACTAAAGTGTCAAGTATATATTACGTAAGTATATCTAATAATCTATAGCATTTTCTATTTCTCGATGCAACATATCAATGTGAGCTTTTAGCTCTGGCATTGAGCAAGTCATCGCCCAACCCCATTCTGCTGCACGTGGCCTGTAGCCATATGCCTCCTTGTGCATGTCGCTGTAAAGCGAACGATTTAAAAACTCAGTGCGTAGTGTAGCGAGTAGATTTGCGTTTGATACCATCATTTTATTCTCCGTTGTTAGGTCCAACATTGGACTTCATTTGCTTTGCAAGTTGACGCAACTCATCCCATCTATGCTTTCGCATAGTTCTGGCATAGGTTGCAGCCATAGCCTTTGACTGACCAAACCTATACACTATAGGTTCAGTCGGGTCAATGGTGCTAGGCACTTCTTTGATCCAGCTAGAACCCAATGGTTTGTGGGTTCCAACTGGAAGGATGTGAAACTTTGCCATTAGGCAACTTTCCTTTCTTCTATTTCAACTTCAGTAGAAGTTGCAGAGTCAATCAACATCTCTACAACTTGTTGTAAATCAATGTCGTACTTTTTAGCAGTAGCTAAGACATTTGCTACAATGCTTTCAGCATTAACATTTGAAGGTTTACCTTCAGTGTCACCTTCGGTGTTACCTTCGATAGTAGGTCCATCGTTGGACTTATCAGCTTTCTTCATCGCTGACTGCAAAGCAGTTAATGAAGTGAAGCCCTTCTTTGAGGCTTTGTTGAAAGCTGTAGCTTCATCGTAGTTACGATAGAACCATAGAGCTTCTGCTCTACGCCTTTTGTCGATAGTGGTTACACCACAGTCTTTCAGCCTAGCTGAAGCAATCCTGCCACCTTCTGCTTCAGCAGAGAGGGTATCAAGTAGCTTACCTAATCGGTAATCAAACCCATCCAAAGCTGTGCTTTGCTTGAACTTCCTTTTCAAGGAAGCCTGTTCTTTTCTGTACATTTTAGCTAAAGCTAAACCTTCACTCTCTAGAGTGTCGATTGCTGGGATTACTGTAAGTGCTGTTGAAGTTGCCATTTTCTTTCTCTCTCTTTCTAGGTTTACTAAGTGTTATTACTTTCACTAAAGTATAAGTAATAACACGTAAGTAAACCGTAAAGAAAGAGGAGAGAGTTGTGGAGCTTGAAGTGCCGACAAAAACTGTGCCAACTATTCACGTGCGAAAGCTATGCTTTTGTTGCGCGATAGTTAGCTAGGACCAACATTGGACCTCATTTTAGGGGGATGGTATTGTGACCATTTGTAGTCCCCCGTAGGGTATTTGCACTGTTGCATAATTGCCACACTCGAAAACACTCTTGTTTGGCAAGTGATTTGATAACACTTGCAGTGTTTGATTGGATTGCCTCGCATATATGGTGCATCACATCGCATAAGGCACATAATGTAGCGCATTTGCGAGTGACACAAGGCATATAATGCGCTGATGGGAGCACACACAGCTAGGCAGGGGCATGGTCCACCCCCGGTACACACGTATATGTGTACGTGTAAATACACAGATTAGGAAAAATCACTGTTAACCAGTACGGCAAGTGACAATAATATGTGACCTATTAATCACACTTATATATTTTTTTAGTATTTTTTGTATTTTTTAGTTGACAGGGGTTGACGATATGTGTATAACTATGTACATATAATAGATCACTTAAAGTGATACACTTAAAACTCCCTTAAATAAAACTTAAAAAAACTCTAAGATATAACACTTAGATGTACACTTATAGTGAGGCACTTAAATGGACATTAATTCTATTTCATTAATAGATATACTAATACGTGTTTGGCCTATATTGCTAGGTATAATAACTTTAATTATCGTGTTAGCTAAAATGCATGGTGATATTGTCGTACTAAAAGAGAAAGTAAAGAGTTTATTTGATCTGTGGAACTCTAGATCTAATTAAATGTTAGTTAGAGAACCAGTATTGTTACGTGTTTATTATTTTTTACCTGACTATAATAATTTAGTGCAGGAGTTTACGTGGGGTACTATAGATGTAATACCAGAGTATCCACGTATAAATAGATTTCTTAAATACTGGCACAATAATATTGATGCTGTAATTGCCAGTATAGACTTAGATCCGTATAAGGAGCATATAGATGGACTTCAAGAGTATACAATCACGTATAAGCAGTAGCCTACGATCTGTAGGTGACAGGTTATCTGTGTTGTTAATGGACAGAGACTTTATGAGATTGGCAATAGCTGTGCTAGTAATATTAGGTTTCATAGCATTAGCTCTATCGTTTGGAAAGATAACTGTGTGAGAACGCATAAAGATAATATTTTAACAGAGTTTTATGAAGCACTAAAAAATAAAACATTTAAAAACTTACATATACCGCACAGTGACGTATTCTTTGTACGTGCTGCATTAGAGAATGCAACAGGCGTAAGATATAGTTTAGCACATGTAGAAAAGAGCATGATGCTTGAAGGATGGAAAGATGGCTAAGAAAGCTGTTAAGTTTACAAAGAAAGATAAGAGTCCTACTGGTGGTTTGTCGGCAGCAGGTAGGGCAAAAGCTAAACGTGCAGGACATAATCTAAAAGCACCTGTAACTGGCAAAGTTAAAAAAGGATCAAAGGCTGCTAATAGGCGTAAGTCTTTCTGTGCTAGAATGGGTGGCATGAAGAAAAAACTTACAAGTGCAAAGACTAGAAATGATCCAAACTCAAGGATCAACAAAGCTCTAAGGAAGTGGAAATGTTAAATGTTAGGTAAGGGTGCAGGTAAGCTAACTAAGATAATGCGTAAAAGCAGGAAGAAGAAAAAACCAACAGAGGTTGAAGGTGCACGATTAGATCCAGAAACAAAAGGATCTGTGAAAGCAGCTAGAGAAGTAGATGCAGGTAGATCAGGCAGAGTAAACAGAGGTAAGTCTAGATCGTTTACACAAGAAATGGAAACTGCTAGTTCTCGTAAAAGAGCAAAAGAGTTTACACGTATTAAACGTAAAGATGTAGCAGATAGAACAGGTGAAGAGAAAAAGTTTTATGCTAAGTATTTACGCGAAGAAGCTACACGTAAACTAAGAGCAGATATGGCATCTAGTAAAACACAAAGAGCTAAGAACAAAAAGAGATCTGAGATACTTGATCCAGCAGGTAGAAAGAGAGAACGTATAACTACAACAGATGCAGGTGATCCGCTTACAGGTGAGATTACAGGTAAGACTACTAGTAATAGGGCAGAGTTACTTGCACGTAATCAGCAGGTAAGAGAAAGACTTGCAGCAGATGAAGCTAAAAAGAAAAGGGGCAGAGCAATGTTACAGAAGCAAATAAAATCTAAAATGGCATACGGTGGTATGGCAAATAAAAAAATGCATATGTATGTAGCAGGTGGATCTGTTAAAGAAAACCCCGGACTTAAAGCATTGAAAGCATCTGGACCTAAAGGTATGGAAGCCTATAAAAAGATTACAGGTAAAAATGCCTAAAGCAAAAGATCCTAAAGTAGGCACAGGTAAAAAGCCAAAGGGTAGTGGACGCAGACTATACACAGATGAAAACCCAAAAGATACTGTCAGTATAAAGTTTGCTACACCTGCTGATGCAAGAAAGACAGTAGCAAAAGTAAAGAAAGTAAATAAACCTTACGCACGTAAAATACAGATATTGACAGTAATGGAACAACGTGCTAAAGTTATGAAAAAGAATGAGGTAGTTGCTATAGCTAAGAAAGCTAAACAACAACTACAATCTGCCCATAAAAAAAGGAGAACTTAATATGGCTATGAGAAAGAAAACTAAAAAAATGTCTAAAGGTGGCGCTGCTAAAAAAATGATGTATGGTGGCATGTCTAAAAAAACAAAGAAGATGTCTAAAGGTGGAGCAGCTAGACGTAGGTAATGCCTCATCTAATTAGTAACGTACCCCACTTTAATTGTTGGGTTAGAAGAGAGTTTACTAGTAACCATCAAAATTATCACGGTGACTTTCTTCATGCAATGGCATTCGCAGTAAATACAATACCAGATAGATCAGTTAGCTTTCAGATTGTATTTACAGGATGTGAAATAGATAGGGAGGATGGACCTACAGAAAACGTGCATGGTGGAGCTATGTGGGCTAGAATGCCAATACAAGCATTGGTAGCTGACATACCTTTAGAAGAGTGGCCTGAACCTATGGAAGACCATCTGTGTCAACCTTGGGATTGTGAGTCACGTGACCATAGTACAGTCGTGTTAGACAGAGTAAGTTCATCACCTTGGTTGTGTAAAATAGGAGGTGATTTTTACACAGGTAAATATTTATTTACTGTGGACTATACAGGTAATGATATTGCAGATGATCCTGCACAGCATAAGCAATCACACATATTATATTTAACAGATGCTGGTAGCTGGACAGGCAATTTTGTAGCGTTACCTAATAATAGGGTCAGGGCTACTAGTCCTGCTTTATGGCGCACTGGAGAGGGTGCACCAGACTTTACACCCTCACAGTGGTCACATTCAGCAGAAGGACATGAGTCTTACTTAGACCCATCTGTAACTTTTAACAATCTGTATTCAAATGGCAACAAAAAGAAAAACAACAGCAAAAAGAAAAGCAGTTAGACTTAAAGCTGGTGGTAGCACCGTAAATAAATCAGGTAACTACACTCAGCCGGGTATGCGTAAAAGATTATTTAATAGCATTAAGGCTAGTGGAAAAGGCGGTGCTCCGGGGCAATGGTCAGCGAGAAAAGCTCAAATGCTTGCAAAGCGTTACAAAGCAAAAGGTGGTGGCTATAAGAGTTGATGGTCACATGGGTTATTACAGACGTTACTATGAAGGTAGGACTTATACAATGATAGAAGACAATACGTGTAAATGTGACAGTTGTATAGAATGTAATTGCGACCCTAATGTTTGCAAATGTGGCTGTCACGATAAAGAAGAATCTAATGGCGAAGACTAAACGACAGGAAAGCCTATCAGCTTGGGGTAGACAGAAGTGGCGAACCAAATCAGGTAAACCGTCTACACAAGGACCAAAAGCAACAGGAGAAAGATATTTACCTACTGCTGCAATAAAAGCCTTATCACCAAGTGAGTATGCAGCTACAACTAGAGCTAAACGTGCAAGTAAAAAACAACATGCTAAACAACCTAAAAATATAGCAAAGAAGACTGCACGTTTTAGGAGAGTATGATGTTTGGTTTAGGATCTTTGATAGGACCAGTGGCTAATCTTGCTGGTACATGGTTAGATGGTCATGTAGCTGAAAAGAAAGCTAAGACAGAAGCTAAGATTGTTACTATTAAATCTGAAGCTAAGATAAAAGAAAGACAGGCTACAGGTGAGATAGATTGGGATATAGCACAGGCTAAAGCAAGTGAAGGTAGCTGGAAAGATGAATGGCTTACTATTCTGTTCTCAATACCTTTGGTACTAGCATTTGTTCCCGGTTGTGAAGATATAGTACAAATAGGTTTTGCACAATTGCAGTTGATGCCTGACTGGTATAAGTATGCTCTTTCAGTAATTGTAGCTGCATCGTTTGGGGTACGTAGTGCCACTAAACTATTTAAGAAATAGGAGATATAAATATGGCAGATGAAAATGTAATAGTAGATAAAGTTGCATATCAATCTAATAGAAGATACATGGCATGGACTGCACTAGGCACAATGCTTATTGCTACTACTGCTGTGCTAATATGGCCTACTAGGTTTGCAGAGGCTGACAGTATTCTTATGATGATGTACGGATCATTGTCTGCACTTGTTGGTGCATACTTTGGTTTTGCAATGCCGAAGAAGAAGTAGTAGCCATGCCACATTATACAAAACCCCTAACAAAAGTAGTTAAAGGCTTAAACAAAGCATCTAAGCTACACGCAAAACAAGCTAAGACATTAAAGAAAGTATTAAAAGATCAGAAGACAGGTTATAAAAAAACTACACATTCTAGAAAAAGAAAGAAGTAGATGAAATATAACTCAAGTAAATTAATGGACATGCTAGTAGTAGATGAAGGCATGGAACTACAAGTATATAAAGATAGTCTTGGTATAGACACAATTGGAGTTGGGCGTAACTTAGAACACAGAGGTTTAACAGAAGAAGAACTTCAACACTTAGGTTATAAAACATTACAAGATGTGTACGATAAAGGTTTAACTTTGTATGGATCTAGATACTTATTAAAAAACGATGTTACAATAGCTGAGTTAGAATTATGTAAAGCTCATCCATGTGTTAAAAGTTTAAGTGCAGAAAGACAGATGGTATGCATTAATATGGCATTTAATTTAGGAATACCAAGATTAAATAAATTTAAAAAGATGTGGGCAGCTATACATGATGGTGATTACGAAACTGCTTCTATAGAAATGCTAGACTCTAAATGGGCAGATCAAGTAAAAGGTAGAGCAGTAAGATTAAGTAACATAATGAAGACAGGAAAACTAGATGGCTAGACAATACACAGAAAACCAGTTAAAGTTTCTAGAGGTGCTATTTGATGAAGCAAATGGTGACGTAGCAACCGCAAAGAAACTAGCTGGATATGCAGAAGGGTCTTCCACAACTAATATAGTTAAAAGTTTGAAAGAGGAGATACTGGAAGCTACACAACAATACATGGCACGTAATGCACCTAGAGCTGCTGTAGCTATGGCAGATGCACTACTAGATCCAACAGAGCTAGGCATACGAGATAAGATGTCAGCAGCTAAAGAGTTACTAGATCGCACAGGTTTAGTAAAGACAGAGAAGATGCAGGTAGAAGCAACAGGTGGTGTAATGCTAATGCCACCTAAAGCAAAAGCAGAAGACGATGATGACTGATGGACAGAAGTTTAGGCAAATGGAAATTACCGCAACCAACAGACATGAAGGAAGAAAATGAGTGGCTACCTGTACCACGTATTGCTAGAACAGTACCGTTCGGATATAAAGTCGATCCAGAAGATGAAGATTTGCTCTTGCCAATTAAAGAAGAGTTGGACCATCTTGAGAAAGCTAAAATGTATCTTAGACAGTACTCGTTGCGTGAGGTTGCAGCATGGTTAAGTAAGAATACAGGAAGGTATATATCACATCTTGGATTACAGAAAAGAATAAAGCATGAGCGACAGCGTAAGGACAAAGCTAGAAGCCTCCGCAAATGGGCAGAGTATGCGGAAAAGGCGATCAAAAAGGCAGAAGAAATCGAAACCAGCAGAGTCGGTGCAAAAAGAATTGGCCCCTCAGAAGCTGGAATATGATACTACAGAACTAGAGCGAGAGCTTAATGTAGTATTTAAACCAAACGAAGGACCACAGACAGAGTTCTTAGCTGCACCAGAACGAGAGGTATTGTACGGTGGCAGTGCTGGAGGTGGTAAGAGCTACGCAATGTTAGCTGATCCTACTAGATACTTTGACCATCCATCTTTTAGTGGATTGTTATTGCGACACACAACTGAGGAGTTAAGAGAACTTATATCTAAGTCGCAGGAGTTGTACCCAAAAGTATGTCCGGGTATAAAATGGTCAGAAAGAAAAATGCAGTGGACCGCACCATCTGGAGCAAAACTTTGGATGTCATATCTGGATAGAGATGATGACGTAATGCGCTATCAGGGTCTAGCATTTAGCTGGATAGGTTTTGATGAGCTAACGCAATGGTCTACACCTTTCGCATGGAACTATATGCGATCTCGTCTACGTTCCACTGCACCAGAACTAGGTGTATACATGAGGGCTACAACAAACCCCGGAGGACCGGGGCATCAGTGGGTCAAGAAAATGTTTATTGATCCTGCTCCATATAACAAAAGTTTTTCAGCCACTGATATAGAAACAGGTGAAATACTAAAGTATCCAGCAGGACACGCAAAAGCAGGTAAGGCATTATTTAGAAGAAAGTTTATACCAGCTAGGTTAGCAGATAACCCATACCTAGCAGAGACAGGTGACTACGAAGCTATGCTACTATCGTTGCCTGAACATCAAAGAAAACAATTGCTAGAGGGCGATTGGGATATAAAAGAAGGTGCAGCGTTTACTGAGTTTAACAGACACATACATGTAGTTGAGCCTTTTGATATACCGCATAACTGGGTTAAGTTTAGGGCATGTGACTATGGCTATGGTTCTTATAGTGGTGTACTTTGGTTTGCTGTTGCACCAAATGAGCAGATAATAATATACAGAGAATTATATGTATCAAAAGTTTTAGCTGCTGATTTAGCAGAGATGGTGCTAGAACTAGAAGAAGGTGACGGTAATATAAAGTATGGTGTGCTCGATAGTTCTTTGTGGCACAAACGAGGTGACACAGGGCCATCACTCGCAGAACAAATGATAAGTAAAGGATGCAGGTGGAGGCCATCAGATAGAAGTAAAGGCAGTAGAGTTGCTGGTAAGAACGAGATACATAGAAGATTGCAGGTAGATGAGTTTACAGAAGAACCTAGATTAGTATTCTTTTCAGGATGTACAAATCTAATATCACAGTTACCTGCATTGCCATTAGATAAACGCAATCCTGAAGATATAGATACACATGCAGAAGATCACTTGTATGATGCATTACGGTATGGTATAATGTCAAGACCAAGGTTTAATATATTTGACTATGACCCAAGTAGAAAACCACCTAGTCAGATGCAAGTAGCAGATGCAGTCTTTGGATATTAAGGAAAAATATAATGACAGATGATTTTATTATGGAAGAAGATGCTATTCATCTTGAAGATGCAGAAGAGTCTATGGATGAGGGTATATCTAATTTAATACCATATATTAATGAAAGATATAAAAGAGCAGAGGACTACAGGTATCAAGATGAAGAGCGTTGGATAAAATCTTATCGCAACTACAGAGGACTATACGGTTCTGATGTGCAGTTTACAGAGTCAGAAAGATCTAGAGTATTTATAAAAGTAACTAAGACAAAAACATTAGCAGCATACGGACAGATAGTTGATGTACTATTTGCTAATCATAAGTTTCCATTAAGCATTGATCCAACACAATTACCTGACGGTGTAGCAGGTGATGTGCACTTTGATCCTAAAGAAACACCAGAGGTAAGTGACATATTAGATAGCCCCTATGGTTTTGAAGGTGATGGTAAAGAATTAGAACCGGGAGCTACACAAAGATCATTAATGGATAAACTAGGTGAATACCAAAGTAAGTTAGGAGATATAGAGGGTGTTAGAGAAGGTGTAGGTCAAACAGGCTCTGCAATTACAGTCAGCCCTGCGTTGGTTGCAGCAAAACGAATGCAGAAAAAGATACATGATCAGTTAGAAGAATCAGGTGCAAGTAAACATCTAAGAAGCACAGCATTTGAAATGTCTCTTTTTGGTACAGGTGTGATGAAAGGGCCATTTGCTGTTGATAAAGAGTATCCTAACTGGAATGAAGATGGTGAGTATGATCCAATGTTTAAAACAGTACCACAGGTATCACACGTATCTGTGTGGAACTTTTATCCAGATCCAGATGCTAACAACATGGATGAAGCACAGTATGTGATAGAAAGACACAAGATGTCACGATCACAACTACGTGCTCTTAAAAAACGTCCATACTTTAGAGACAGTGTGATTGAAGAAGTGATAGCAGAAGGTGAGAACTACACTAAACTGTATTGGGAAGACGATCTATCAGATTATGCACCAGAGCATGACATAGATCGTTTTGAGGTTATGGAGTATTGGGGTACTGTAGATACAGATCTACTAGAGGAACAAGAGATTGATATACCTAAAGATCTACAGGATCTAGATGAATTACAGGCAAACATATGGGTATGTAATGGTAGACTAATACGTGTAGTGCTTAATCCATTTAAACCAGCACGTATACCATACGTTGCAGCACCATATGAACTTAATCCGTACAGCTTCTTTGGTGTAGGTATTGCAGAGAACATGGATGATACACAGACATTAATGAATGGCTTTATGCGTATGGCAGTAGATAATGCTGTGCTATCAGGTAATTTACTTATAGAGGTAGATGAAACAAACTTAGTACCCGGACAGGATCTTACAGTTTATCCGGGTAAAGTATTTAGGAGACAGGGTGGTGCACCGGGACAGGCACTGTTTGGTACAAAGTATCCAAATGTCTCTAGTGAGAATATGATGATGTTTGATAAAGCTAGACAGCTTTCAGATGAGAGCACAGGCTTTCCATCTTTTGCACATGGACAAACAGGAATAGCAGGTGTAGGTAGAACTGCATCAGGTATATCTATGTTGATGGGTGCAGCAGCAGGTGGTATTAAAACAGTAATTAAAAACGTAGATGATTATCTACTTAAACCGTTGGGTGAAGGACTATTTCAATTTAACATGCAGTTTGACTTTGATCCGTCAATCAAAGGAGATCTTGAAGTAGTTGCACGTGGCACAGAAAGTTTAATGGCTAATGAAGTACGTAGCCAAAGATTGATGCAATTCTTGGGTGTAACATCTAATCCAGCACTTGCACCATTTGCTAAGTTTAATTATATCATTCGTGAGATAGCAAAGTCTCTTGATCTTGATCCAGACAAAGTTACAAACAATATGGATGAAGCATCTATACAGGCTGAGATAATGAAAAACTTTGCACCAGAACAACCACCACAGGCAGCAGGTGCACCAACACCTCCCGGAACTAATCCAATGGATACAGCAGGAACAGGAGGAGGAACAATTGGAACAGGACAAGCGCCAACACCCGGTGAGCAAGGGTTCAGTGGACCACAACAAGGAGCTACTCCAGAAGCTCAAGCCACTGGTCAGCAACAACCACCAATGGCAACACTTCAGTAATTATATAGATATGTTGCTAGAACGAGAAATGAAAGTTTTAGAACAGTCAAATGACATGGTAGCAATACATAGAGCGCAGGGTGCTCTTACAGCCTACAGTAGAATTAAACGGTTAAGGGATCATGTAAATGCAACAGATGGAAATGTTTAAAAAGGGTGGACTAAAAGATGAGGGTGGTACAAAAGATCCTGTATCAGGAAATGATGTACCCTCTGGTTCTCTTAAAGAAGAAGTTAGAGATGACATAGATGCAAAGTTAAGTCCGGGTGAGTTTGTATTTCCTGCTGACGTTGTACGTTTTATTGGCTTACAAAAACTTATGCAGATGCGTGATAAGGCAAAAGCTGGATTACAACGCATGGAAGATATGGGTCAGATGGGTAACTCTGATGAAGCTATAATAGATGACGATGTACCTTTTGGAACAACAGATCTAATAATTATGGCTGGACCTGCTGAAGAAGAAATGAATAAACTAAACATAGGTGGTATGCCTACACAACAACAACAGTCTAATCAGGCAGGTGGTGTGCCGGGACAAGGTAGGTTTGATCAGATAGTAGGTCAACCTCAGTTTAACTACGAGGTAAAGAAGTTTAGAAATGAGGCAGGTGCAGAATTATTTATACCCTTTGTAGGAAACAACCCTGTATATCAAGCACCACCGGGATATACTGAAGTAACACAGGAACAGCAACAACAGGAACTATCTGATCCTACATTACCACAGGCTACAGTACAAACTGAGTTAGGACAATCTGGCGCAGGTGATACAGGACAAACTAGTGTAGGTGGTGCTAGTGGTATGGGTGGTGGACCTACTACAAGTGATGTAGGATATAATGAGTTATCACAGATAGAGCAAATAGGTTTTGGTCTAGAAGCACTAGGTTTAGGACAAACTGGTGCATTTGGTAAAGGTGTAATTGGTATGGCTCCTACTACGGTAGGCTTTGGTCTGTCTGCACTGGGAAGTGTTAAAGGACTTGGCACTTTAGGACAAAAAGCTGCTGGTGCTATAACAGGTAAACCTACATTAGGACAATTAGGAGTAAAAGGTGTAGAAGACGATATAAAAGATGCTAAAGTTAAAGCTAAAGAGTTTTTAGCTATGACACCACAACAACAAGCTGAAGTAAGAGGTAGATCTAATCAAGCTATAGCTACTAGAAATCAAGAAGCATATATGGATGCTGTTGGTGCAAGTAAGGAAATGAGAGCCGATTCTGTTGCCGTAGCAGGAACTGTAGGTGGTGTGGCAACTAGTTTATCTGTTGATGTACAAACAGGAACTGTTATAGATACTATTACAGGTGATGTTATTGGTGGTAAAGATGCAGAGGCTGCTCTTTCTGCTGTAACATTAGGTATGCAGGAAGCAAGTTTTTCTCCAGATCCTACACCAGACCCAGATATAGATCAAAAATCAGAAGCAACACAGTCTGATCAAGCAGGTGGAGTAGCAGGACAGGATGATGCCCCTGATGACGAAACAGCAGACGATGATTCTGGTGGAGGTGTAGAAGGAAATGTAGGAGGACTAATACCTAAAAGAAAACAAAAGAAGAAGAAGAAGAAGCGTGGTGGTTTAGCTTCAAGATAATAGACCACATGTGTTGGCTACCTATGCCCCTAATAAGGCTACCATAGCCCCAACGAAAGGAAATATAAAATGTCAGACGTAACACAAGTAGAAGTAGAACCTCAGAAAACAGCGTTTATATCTAGGCCATACTCAAGAGAAGAAAAGTTAAAACAGGAAGAGGAAGAACTGCAAGAGTTAATAGAGGAACAAAAGCAAGATGCCTCACCAGAAGAAGAAGTAGAAGAAGAACCTACAAATGCGGAAGAGAAGACTTTTAAGAAAAGGTATTCTGATCTACGTAGGCATCAACAAAAACAAACAGACGAATTAAAAGCAGAGATTAACAATCTTAAAATACAGTTAGAACAGTCAACTAAGAAGCAAATGCAACTTCCTAAGTCTGACGAAGATATAGAATCATGGGCTAAAGAATACCCTGATGTAGCAGCAATAGTAGAAACAATAGCTATTAAGAAAGCTAATGAACAACAGGCTAGTTTAGAAGAAAGGGTAAAAGCTCTAGATGATATGCAACAGAGTGTAAGTAAGCAACGTGCAGAAACAGAGTTGCTACAAATGCACCCTGACTTTGATGAGATAAGAAACGATGATGACTTTCATGCATGGGCAGAAGAACAACCACAATGGGTACAGAATGCTCTGTACGAGAATGACAGTGATGCACGTTCTGCTGCTAGAGCTATTGACTTATACAAAGCAGACAAAAATATAACTGCAAAGAAACCATCATCTAAGGATGCAGCAAAGTCTGTATCTACTAAAGGTAAAAGAAATAAACCTACCAGTGACGATAGTGGCAACTCATATAAAGAATCTGATGTACAACGTATGTCTGCAAAAGAATATGAGAAGCATTCAGATGATATAATGGAAGCTATACGTAACGGTAAGTTTATTTATGACGTATCTGGTTCAGCACGATAAAGGTGTTGACAAACAGATAATTGTGTATATAACTATACATAATTAGTAGTAAAGTGGCCCTTTTCAAAAGACTACCCACAGATACTACACCAAACTTCTAAGATACCCGAATAAGAAGAGCCTATATGTAGTTGGCCTTACATATACTACCTCTTTAGTAATCGGCCCTTAAAGTAGATAACATAGCGTATATGTTTTGATACGCATTGGGATGTCGTATAAGGAGAAAATAAAATGGCATTTTCAACCGCTACAGGCTACGGCAACCTGCCTAATGGTAATTTTTCACCAATTATCTACTCTAAGCAGGTACAAGTAGCTTTTCGTAAGGCTTCAATTGTTGAAGCTATTACTAATAGCGATTACTTTGGTGAGATCGCCAACATGGGCGATAGCGTTAAAGTGATCAAAGAACCTGAGATCACAGTCAAAGAGTATGCACGTGGTACTACAATCACTCCACAAGATCTGGATGACGAAGAGTTCTCACTGACTATTGACAAAGCAAACTACTTTGCATTTAAAGTCGATGACATTGAAGAAGCTCATTCGCACATCAACTTCCAGCAACTTGCAAGTGATCGTGCAGCTTACAGACTATCTGATCAGTATGACCAAGACGTACTTGGTTATCTCTCTGGTTTCAAACAGTCAGCACTACACGGTGCTCCTAATGCTGTAAACACTACAGTTAATGGTGCAAAAGCAGTATCAACTGCTGGTTCTGATGAACTACTGTCTTCCATGAAAATAGTGGCAGACTCTTTTGGTGGTTCTTCCAGTAACGCAATTGGTATTCAAGCACGTGCAGGTGGTGCAACTTCTGCTACTCCCGGTTCTGGTAATGCAAACCCACTACAAATAGTGGCACGTATGGCTAGACTGTTGGATCAGCAAAATGTTGACACTAACAACCGTTGGCTTGTTGTTGACCCAGTTTTCATTGAAGTACTAAAAGATGAAGACTCTCGTCTTCTAAACAGTGACTTCGGTGGAAGTGGACTACAGAATGGTTTGATCTTGAATAATCTTCATGGCTTCAAGGTGTACATGTCCAACAACCTACCTTCCGTAGGAACAGGACCATCAACCACTGGTGGCACAAACGCCAGTAACTTTGGTGTGATTGTAGCTGGTCATTCATCTGCTGTGGCAACTGCTGAACAGATTAACAAGACCGAAACCTATCGTGATCCTGATAGCTTCGCTGACATTGTTCGGGGAATGCATTTGTATGGGCGTAAGATACTTCGACCAGAAGCTATCTCAACTGCTCGTTATTGCTTAGTATAAGGGAGACTGAATAATGGCTACAGTTACAACATTATCTTCGTCAGCTAGAGGCAATAGCCCTAGAGGAAGAACCCCTTATCTTGTGCAAAATAGTATCGACTTCGGTGCTGCTGCTACCGCTAAAGGTACAGCACTAGCTGCTGCTGATATTATTGAAGCAATCACAGTTCCTGCTAATACTATGATTCTAGATGCTGGTTTTGAAGTAACAACAGTTCATGCTGGTACTTCTACTGACTGTGCATTAGATCTAGGTGTAACAGGCACTGACGTTGACGCATACGTTGATGGCTTTGACTTTGACGCTGCATCAGCAGGTGCTTACAGTGTGGGTGCAGGTAATGGCCCCATTACTATAGGTGCAACTGCTGATACGCTTGACGTATTGATTCAGGCACAAACTGGAACTACAACGGCTGGTGTTATCCGTGTCTTTGCATTATTGCTAGACGTTGATGACATAGGCACAGTAGGTGCAGATGAAGTGGATCGTGATACACTCGCGTAACACATGTGAAAGGGGTGGGATAAACCTGCCCCTTTCTACTTAGGGATATATTATGGCTACAACATTTTTAACATTAGTAAATGATGTAAATAAAAGGCTGAACGAGGTGGAGCTTACTAGCTCTAACTTTGCTTCAGCTACAGGTTTTTATGCACATGCAAAAGATGCAGTTAACTCAGGCATACGTTATATAAATGAAAGTGAATATGAGTGGCCCTTTAATCATTCAGAAAAAGAACAAACATTAGTTGCTGGCACTACACGTTATGCATTTCCAACAGATGCAAAGTTAATTGACTTTGAATCATTTAGAATTAAAGAGAGTGCTACATTAGGAAATGACACTCAAAAATTAGCATTAATAACTTATGAAGAATATTTAGAAAAGTTTGTAGATCAAGAATATGCAGCTAATCAGCAACGTGCATTACCACGTTTTGTTTTTCATGGGCCTGATTTAAAATATGGTGTAGTAGAAGCTCCTGATCAGGCATATACATTAGTTTTTGATTACTATGTATTTCAAGATGATTTATCTGCACATGGTGACACAATGGTAATACCAGATAGATTTAAACATGTTGTTGTAGATTCTGCAATGTTTTATGCATTGATGTTTAGAGGTAATACTCAAGATGCAGTTCTATTAAAAGAAAGAGCAGATGAAGGTATTAAAGCAATGCGTTCCATGCTTATTAATAGATACCACTACATGAGATCTTACATGATACCTGCAAGCACAGGTGGACGTAGATTAGGATCAGCACGATCTACAGCAGGATCTAGTTTGGATGCACTATAATGCCTGACGCTTGGGAGACTTTTAGAATAGAGTTTAAGGGTGGGCTTATAACTAATCTTAGCCCACTGCAACAGGCTATCAATGCTCCCGGCTCTGCACGTATATTACGTAACTATGAACCATCTATTGATGGAGGTTATAAACGTATACAGGGATATGAAAAGTTTGACAGTAACATTATAGCTCCATATGGTAATCCAGTTGTAAATGGTGCATCTCAATCAGGTACATCATTAGCATTAAGAGCTATACATACTACACCTGCTGTTGGTGACACACTTACAATAGCTGGTGTATCTGGCACATACACAATAGCTTCAGGTGGTGTTAGCTATAATGCTAGTAGAGATGAAGTTACTTTAACACTTACTAGCTCTTTAAACTCAAGCCCTGCTAATGGTGCTGTAGTAACGTTTGTTACAGTTACAACAGAAAACTACGCAAATGGTATAACGTACTTTAATGATAAGGCTATTGTGGCTATGAATGCTGATTTAGTAGAAACAGCAGGTAGTGGTTATACTAAAATAAATAAACCTAACTATGGTACACCATTAATAGACGGTGGTAGTCAAACAGGCACAACATTAGTAGCAGATGGTTTTGACACATTTCCACAAGCAGGTGATGTATTTACAATATCTAATGCTGATGGTAGTAATTTAGCCGCAATAGATAAAGTATACAGAGTTGAAACTACTGTCTCATCATATTCTGACTCAGCTAGTAAAGAAGTAAATATAACTATTAATCCTGCACTAGCAAGTAGTCCAGCAGATAATGCAGCTATAACTTTTATATCTAGTGATAGAGAAGGTGCAGTTAACACACGCTTTGATGAAGTAGACTTTACAGGTACTAAAACACTTGTAATAGTAGATGGAGCAAATGCACCTGCACTATACAACGGCACTACATTTACTGTATTAGATAGTGCACCATCAGATGTAATAGGTGCAAAGGTTGTTGCTACACATAAGAACCATATATTTTATGGTAAAGGTAGGGTGTTAAGTTTTGGTGCACCACTTACTACTACAGACTTTCAAAGTGGTAATGGTGCTGGTAGTGTTGGCTTAGATGCTGACATTGTTGCAATAAAAAGTTTTAGAGATCAACTTATAGTTTTTACTGACTCATCTATCTTTAGATTAAATGGAGATGCATTAGCAACATTTAATTTACAACCTATAACACGTGATATAGGATGTACCCAAACTGATAGTGTACAGGAGATAGGTGGTGATGTTGTCTTTATGGCTCCTGATGGTTTAAGACTTCTTAGTGCTACAGAACGTATTGGTGACTTTGGTTTAGCACCTATAACTAAAAAGATACAGGGTACATTTAATGAGTTTGTAAAACTACATACAGATTTTTTTAGTTTAGTTGTACGTAATAAATCACAGTATAGGTTATTTGGTTGGAACGAAAACTTTACCAGACCTAATGCACAGGGTATAATATTTACACAGTTTGCATCGCCGGGTGAAGAATCTGTAATTGATTTTGCAGAGACTAGAGGTATACAATTAACAGCATGTGCTAGTGTTTATGTAGGTAATGTAGAGTTTATAATATTTTCTGGTAAAGAAGGTTTCTTACATAGAATGGAGAATGATACATCTAGCTTTGATGGTAATAATATAGCCACTACATTTGCTACACCATTCTATCCAATCAATGATCCAAGACTTAGAAAGACAATATATAAAGCACAGTTTTATTTAGACCCTGAAGGTAGAGTTAACTTTGATCTAAACTTAAAGTTTGACTTTGATGAAAGTGGATCTGTAATCATGCCAGCAGTTACATTTACAAATGCTGCTAGTGGATCTGCACAGTTCTTTGGTACAGGTGTATTTGGTACAGCTACCTATGGAGCTAAACTACAAAAAGTATTTTCTGCACAGACAATAGGATCAGGAAATACAGTATCTGCACAGTTTGAAGCAGATAATAATACAGATGTTCCATATGCGCTTGACGCATTGACATTGGAATATGCTACACACGCAAGAAGGTAACATAACATGGGAACAGGATATACACGTAACGATACTGCTAATAATATAGCTGATGGTAACATTATTAACGCATCTGACTTTGATGGAGAGTTTGATGCCATTGTAACTGCTTTTAGTACATCAGGACATACACATGATGGTACATCAGCAGAAGGTGGACCTATAACTAAACTAGGACCAGCACAACAACTTACCA